ATGCTTGAGGCGAATTTGTGCCAATTCCTAAACGTTGGTTTGCGCTATCCCAATAAAACCCATTTGACGTACCAAATATAACATTTCCATTTGCTTGAAAACCTGACTGCACCCTCGCAGTACCATTCACGTCTAGTCTAAAGCCTGCGTCTGTGGTGGTGTTGATGCCTACGTTGCCTGTTGAGTTAAATAAGCGTATGCGCTCAGAACCTCCGCTATATAAAGTTAAAAAATGGCCGTTTGCTGCACCTACTCGAAGTTCTCCTGAACCCGTATCGCCCGACATAAAGAATTGACTACTTGCTCCTAATGTAAAACGAACCCAACCATTATCTGAACCACGTCTAAAATTAAAAGTACCATCAGTAGTTGTAGTTGTAAAAGCAGTTGCGTAGTGGTCGGCAGTTGAAGTTCTTAACGTAAATCCTAATGAACGTAAAGTTCCGTTAACGTCTAAGCGGAAACCTGCATCGGTTGTTGTGTTAATGAGGATATTCCGTGTATTTGCAATTCTTAAACCGCTTGTGCCACCTATTAAAAAATCAATGTAACCACCTGAAGCAAAGTTGTTGAACCTAAATTCTTGACCGTTTGAATTATTGAAACCTGTAAAAACACGAGGTGAACCTGAATTGCTTAAATACTCTACTCCACTAAATCCTGAAGCGTTTGAGTTTTGAATACCTAATACTGCACCGCCTCCCGTTAATTCTAATTTAAGAGCATCTGAAGCACTACCACCTGAATTATATCCACTAAATGTTTTTCCCGTTGTTACAAGTAGTGCATTCGTTGAATTGTTCCACGAAAGTTGAGCACTCTCCTGAACTACGTTACCCGTGCCTTCAAATAACACCCGTCCGACAGTACCCGAAGTAATCGCAGTTGTGCCGATGGTTATGCCTGATGCACTTGCAGAAACTTCGACATAAACGCTGCCTGTCCAACGATAAGTTTTATTTGTGTCCTCAGCTATGTAGATTGTTTTTAAAGCTCCTGAAGCAGGGAATGCGGCTAAATTAGCGTAGGTCTTGACCTGTGATGGTACGTTTATATTTACTGCCATATCAAATTAATAGTTTGTGTGCTTAATGTTGGGTAAGTAGATGTCGCTACTTGTGTTCCGTCTATTTGTACGTTAAAGGTTGTGTCGGGTAAAACCAAAGTGCCACCGCTTACAACTGATGCCGTGTAACTTGAGTCCGTGTTTCTGACCTCTGCACTTGGGCAAAACGGAGAGTACCCGTCAGTTTCGCAGATAGTCATTTCGTTAGGAATCAACACATCAAATGTCATTGTCCACCCTGCAAGGTAGTTTTCGAATCTTTCAGTAAAAGGCTCACACGTTGGATTGCCGTCTACTACAAACTCTAAGTCCCATAAATTACCGTGTAACATTTGGTCGTAACAACGATTTAAGATAGCCAATTGAGTGTTGAGAACGTCTTGCTCATTTGAGTTGCCGACATACACGTCAGTTGTAGCTTTCTTGCTGATGTCAACGATGTCCATAGCAATCAACGATAGGTTGTAACGAACTACGTTAGTCTCGAAAGATACGTTGTTGGTCATTAAGTGAACAAGCGGAAAGATTGTCTGCTTGTTGAGGTCTACTTCAAATATATCCCCTTCCGTTGTAGTGTTAACTAACGGGTCATTGTCAAAATGCCATTTAATTAACTCTAATACTCTATAGAATCCTGTCATCGTCTTAGTTGTCTTTGGAGTTGTCTTTGTTCAATTTCGTTTTTTTGCTTCTCGAACGTGAGATAGGTAAGACACCGAGTAAGTCTTGATTTGGTAATCTCGTCAAACTTTGTGATGTCTCCTTTAGCGATTGCATAAAGCGACTGATACCATCCCCATCTTTGGCTAAATTGAGTTGTTTCGCTAAAGTCTGCGATAGGTTCTTCTGCTTCGCTATCTCCTTCTCCAAATAGTTCAGGGTAGCTTGAAGTAAGTCGCTTTCTAAAGTCCAAAAAAAAAGCGATGCTGCAATGCAAACGTCTAACGGAGCGAATCGCATCAGCTCTTGCATATCTGCGTTAGGCTCGTAGTCCTTGATGTCGTATTTGTCTCCTTTTCGTGTTTTTATAGGTCGGTAAAGCACCGCCATTGCCTTGTGGAAGTTATCCCAACTTTGCAAATGAGAGTCCAAATCTACATACTCACCAAAGCTGATTTCTTCAAGCTCAGGAATGAAGCCGAACTCCATATCTTTAATCTTAAAAGTAGGTTGGAATTTAGGAACGGAACTAAAAAGTGTAGTGAAATGCACTATCAACTCATTTAAGGAAGTCAGTTTAATCTTAGCTACCTCAGTCAATCGTATTCCGCAGAAGATTTCAACCATCTTTTGAGCTACAAATTCTTCATCAGTAGAGTTCTGCTGCACCTTCAAGAAGTCCTGATAGTGCTTTAGTGGTATCTCGTTTAGATTTGACGGTACGTTTATTTGTACTTCCATATCTATTTAACTTGTGATTCGTCTTTTTGTAACACACACGCATAAGCCTGAGCTAACATCTGAGAGTGTCTTCTAACGTTGAACACATCGTTGAACACAATATGCACCTTTCTGCCGGTCTTATCCTTGATGTACTGTTCAACCACCCTAATCATTTTAGGCAGTTCATCGGATGTTGTATTGTCCATAGTTTGATTTTAGTCCGAGTGCTTCCATCTCGTGGTATCTTAGCGCGTCAATAGCGTGATTGTAATGGTCTATCGGCTTTCTCATACGTTGACCTTGCTTGTCAGTATCCCAACAATAAGACCTTAGCTCTTTGATTAGGTTCGTGCTTTGCTTGGTCACTAAATACTCCTGTCTTTGCATTACGTCAATACCGTAGTTGATTGAGTCAGTACCCTTCGTCACTCCTTTAATCGTCTTTCCTTGACGTTTGATTTCTTCGATTGACTTAGGTTCGGAACTATCAGCGTAAATCACTACATTGCTCGGAAGGATTTTAGCAATGTCAGAGTTGACCATTCCTGTGCGGTAAACAAGTTCGTTTACTATTCGTTTTCCGTTCCAATTGTAAACCTCTATCGCTGCCGTTGGGTCATTCGTGTATCCGAAGTCCAATCCTATGCCTACTAACTTAGCATCGCTTGGTATTGTGTCAATCTCTTTCCAATTGTTAAAGACTACTCCTTCAAGACTACCTACCTCTCCAAGTCCGTAAACTCTCCACCAATTTGCCCAATACGAACTCGTCTCTGCTTTCTCTCGGTTCTTCTCTATCTGACTTACGATTGATTCGTCTAATGCTTCGTTGTCTTTATAGGTTAAGATTATAAAGTCCGTGTCCGGTTCGTCTTTGAGTTCCTTGTGTACCCAAAACTCATTGGCAGGGTTAAAGTCCAAATACACCTCTCGCTTGGTACGGATTGCCAGCTCATTGTAAGCCTCAAACGTCACATTGTTACACTCGTTAATGTACAAGATGTCACGTCTCGCACCACGAAGTTTAGACGCATCGTCTGCTGAGAAGAACTCTATTGATGAGCCGTTAGCAAAATCGTATCTAAGTAAGGTCTTATTGAACCTATCGTCAAAGTAGCGATTAGTCCAACGCATTATCTTTAGGAAGTCTTTTAACGCACCCCTTCTCAAGTGAGGTATCGTCTCAGCTACTACGGAGACTTCTAAGCCCTTTTCTTTAGCACACTTGTCTATCAGTATCGGAAGGATGCCAAACGTCTTCCCTGCGGAAGTTCCGCCTTGAATGATTTTTATCCGTCTTTTTAACGACAGTATTTTGTTAATCGAGGTAGTTCGTTTGAACATCTGCGTCTATTGCTTTTGGTTCGTCAGGGAATAAAGGCATCTCCATTGTGACAGTCGTTTCAGTCTTCTCAGTTAGTCCGTTTAAACGTTGTGTGATTGATGCGTTGTACTGACCTACCATACCTCCGTTGATTTGGTCGGTGCGTATTTCTCGCTTTATATATGAGCAGATAGGAACAAACTCATTGTAAATCTCTCCTTGATTCTTAAAATACTGCTCAATAAAAAAGCCTTTCTTTTGATAGATGTAGACCTCAAAGCCTTCGAGTGACAAAGGGACTTCGAGAGGTTCTGCAACCATTTCTCCGCTTCTTTGGTTTAGTGTGTACTTGTATCTTGGATTGTCTTTGACGTATGTTTTATACTCCTTGAATAGTTTGTACATTTCTTCAGGTGTTTCTACGTTTCTTGGTCTTCCTACTTTTGCCATTGGTGTCCGTGTTTAGTTAGGCTTCGTATGCTTGGTAAATCTTTCTTAGGTTAAATACAATCTCTCTAAAGCAAGAAGCGCAAGATGACGGCTCTAAACGTATCTTCATTACTCTTGAGTAGATTTCTCTTACTCTTGTTACTTCCATCATTTTGAAATCGTCTTTTTCAAGGATTCGTGTTTCCGTAAGCCAGTTGTATTCCTCTTCAGTTAGGCACTCAGGTTTGCGGTATGGAAACCACTCGTTGAGTTTCTGCTTGCGCTCTTCGCAGTTACAATCTTCGCCTAATACGAATTTAGCTACCTTAGCTATTCCTGTTGCTTCTAATACATTTGCTACTGTATCTCCTAAGCCTTCTGCTTTTTTTCTTGGTGTTCGTGTTTTTGCCATTTTAGTTATATTAAATCGTAATCTTGGTTTGTAAAATCAGTATAGTCTTCTCCGACTTCTTCCTTCAATCTTTCCTTGCAGTTCTTTAGCGTGTTAAAAATCGAAGTGAGTGAGATGCCTGAGTCTTTAGCTATGTCTCTCATTGATGCGTTACCTTCCTTGTAGACTTTAAACAACATTGAATCGTACCAATGCCAATTATCCATCTCTTCCTGTATCTTTAAATGTATGCGTTCTAAGGCTTCGTGTTTTTCTAACTCTGACTCCGCATCTGCTACTCCTCTTACTTCGTCTAAAGATAGAAACTGAACGCTGCCCGTTTTGTTTATTTCGAATGCTCGGTTGCGAAGCATCATCCACATCAATGCAATGTTTGGCTTTCCGTCTTTGAGTATCTTCTCCTCGTAGTTGTACTTGACTATTCTGAGGTAAACGTCTTGCACTACATCTTCTGCAAGGTCTTGCTCTCCAAATGAACGGACAATCTTTACCCATTCTTTGTGGTGGTCTGCTAATATTTTGAGTGCATCCATTGGTTAAATTCTAAACAAATATAAGACTAATTTCTAATCACACAAATAAATTAAAAAAGCCACCTGTTAAAGTGGCTCTAAGTTGTTTAAGTAAATCTCTCTCGTGACGTAGTTATCTATCTTGTGTAAGGTTGATAAGGTTACGTCTTTACCTTGTAGGAAGTTGTTTAACTGAAACTGGTGCATCTTTAGTCCTTTGGCTTTTATCTCTTGGACTATTTGGTTTCGTGTTTTTGTATACAATATCCTATTCAGTTGCTTTC